TAGAAGCTGACCCAGCAGACGCTATGATAGGCGACATCGAAATGCCAGATATGGATATGGACGCCGGCGACGATGAAGCAGGCGACGAAATGGGTATGGACGATGCCGACGGCGACATCGAAGATCGTGTAATGGATCTAGAAGATGAATTAGAAGCATTAAAAGCAGAATTTGAATCTATGATGGACGATGAAGCACCAGCAGACGATGAAGCAGGTGACGAAATGCCAATGGATATGGATTCCGAAGAAGGCGACGACGACGATGCTGAAGAAGAAGCATTTGCATACGAAGCAACTGATGAAGAAGTTGATGAAGCAAGTGACGAAGAAGTAGAAGAGTCAAAAGTTGCCAAGTCAAACACAGAAGTGATGCGTGAATATACTGATAAAGTAACAGCATCAATGGGTGACAACGGTGCTAATGCAAAATCAGTAGTTGCTGGTGCAAATAATATGGGCGGATCATCTGCAAATATTGCAAAAGGTGGATCAGCTGATGAAAAAGGTACTGGCGCAAGCGCACCAAAAACAGATACCGCTGGTAACGTAAACGTTCCTGGTGGAAAAGCTGGGAAAATGAACTCAGCAAAAGCCCCTGCAAAGGGAGACAACGGCGCTAATACTAAATCAACAATTGGCGCTTAAGGACTAAAAGATGAAACACTTAAACGAACATTTGAGTTTCGACCAGGCTAAGATTGTAGTTGAGTCTGCTAATGACGGCAAAGACCTTTTTATGAAAGGCATTTGTATTCAAGGCGGAGTCAAAAACGCAAATCAGCGTGTTTATCCCGTAAATGAGATTAGCAGGGCTGTCACCACACTCAACGAACAAATTAGTGGCGGCTACTCAGTGTTAGGCGAAGTAGATCATCCTGAAGGACTTAATATTAACCTAGACCGTGTTAGCCATATGATTAATGAAATGTGGATGGACGGACCTAATGGTTACGGAAAACTTAAAGTACTACCAACTCCGATGGGACAACTAGTAAAGACAATGCTTGAAAGCGGCGTCAAACTTGGTGTTTCATCGAGAGGTAGTGGCGAAGTAGACGGCGGCGGAGAAGTCGCCGGATTCGAAATAATAACTGTGGACGTTGTGGCTCAGCCCAGCGCCCCCGGTGCGTATCCAACACCAATTTACGAACATTTAATGAACGAAAGAGGCGGATACAAGGCATTTTTAAATTCAAGAGAAGTACAAGGCGACAAAAAGGCACAAAAGTATTTAAAAGAGAGTCTATTGAATATAATAGACAGGCTCCAATAACGAGGAGAAATTAATGTTAGATGCACTCAAAAATCTCTTCGAAAATGACGCACTATCAGAAGAAGTACGTTCTGAATTAGAGGAAGCGTGGAACGCAAAAGTTAAAGAAAATCGACTTGAAGTTACTAGTGAACTACGCGAAGAATTTGCTAAAAAGTATGAACACGATAAAACTACAATGGTAGAAGCCATTGATAGTCTTGTTACAGAAAAACTAGCAGAAGAAATCGCAGAATTCCAAGACGATCGTAAACAACTAGCAGAAGCAAAAGCAAAATTTGCTGTTGCTCAGCGTAAAAATGCTAATCTAATGAAATCTTTTGTTTCTGAGCAACTTGCTACAGAAATTAAAGAACTGCACTCCGATCAAAAAGCAATGGCAGATAAATTTGTTGCTCTAGAAGAGTTTGTAGTAGAATCACTTGCGAAAGAACTTGCAGAATTTTACGAAGACAAAAAAGACTTGGCCGAAACAAAAGTACGTTTAGTACGTGAAGCCAAAGAACATCTTAGTAGCGTTAAGTCAACGTTTATTAAGAAAAGTGCAGCGTTGGTATCAGAAACAGTATCAAAGGGTCTCACAAAAGAGATTTCTTCACTGAAAGAAGATATTGAAGCAGCACGTGAAAATGATTTTGGACGTAAATTATTCGAAGCATTTGCTAACGAATATCAACACTCATATCTTAACGAGAAGAGTGAAACTTCTAAACTACTAAGGGTTGTAGGTACTAAAGACCAACAGCTTGCAGAAGCAAAAGAAGCAGCGTCTAAAGCAATCAAACTTGCAGAAGCACAGGCAGCAGAGAACAAAAAGATCACTGAATCTGTGTCACGCAAAGAAAGTATTGATGGTTTAGTAGCTCCGTTGAGCATTGACCAGAAAGAAATAATGATGGACTTGTTAGAATCAGTTCAAACAGGAAAATTACAATCACAGTTTGAGAAATACTTACCGGCAGTTATCGACGGCAAGAGTCCAACGAAGAAGGCAGTTTTAGCAGAGGCAAAAGAAGTAACAGGCAACAGAACAGAAACAACTGATATAACAGCAAAGGCTGATAGCAACGTAGTTGATATCAAGCGTTTAGCTGGTTTGAATTAAGGAGATAACAATGTCAGAACTATTAGAAAGTCGCTGGCAAGAGACTAAAACAGCACTTCTTGAAGGCCTAAATGGCAATAAGAAAGCAGTTATGGCGTCAACACTTGAGAATACACGCAAGTATTTGGCTGAGACTGCAGGTGCTGGAGCTACCTCTGCCGGCAATATCGCAACACTTAACCGTGTGATCCTACCAGTGATCAGACGTGTTATGCCAACAGTGATTGCAAACGAAATCGTTGGTGTTCAGCCAATGACAGGTCCAGTGGGTCAAATCCACACATTGAGAGTACGTTACTCTGATACAGCAGGCTCAGGCGCAAGCGGAGCAACAGCTGGAGAAGAAGCACTTTCACCATTCAAAATTGCTGAAGCATATTCTGGTGCAACCAGTGGTAAAGCAGCAGCAACAGCAGCTCTAGAAGGTGCAGCTGGTAATAAACTTAGCATTCAGATCTTGAAACAGACTGTTGAAGCTAAATCACGTAAGTTATCAGCACGTTGGACATTTGAAGCGGCACAAGACGCTCAAAGCCAGCACGGTATCGATGTAGAAGCAGAAATTATGGCAGCACTTGCTCAAGAAATTACTGCAGAAATCGATCAAGAGGTCCTAGGATCACTTGCTTCTTTAGCAGGAACAGGTACAGACACTTATAACCAAGCAGCAGTATCTGGTACAGCTACATTTGTTGGCGACGAACACGCAGCTTTAGCAGTTCTAGTTAACAGAGCAGCAAACAGAATTGCACAGAGAACACGTAGAGGCGCAGGTAACTGGGCTGTTGTTTCTCCAGCAATTTTGACTGTACTTCAGTCAGCAACAACTTCAGCGTTCGCAAGAACAACTGAAGGTACTTTTGAAGCACCAACAAATACTAAAATGGTTGGTACTTTGAACGGTGCAATGAAAATCTACGTAAACACATATGCAGCAGATGATGATGTATTAGTTGGATACAAAGGTTCTTCAGAATCAGACGCAGCAGCGTTCTACTGCCCATACATTCCGTTAATGAGTAGTGGCGTTGTACTTGACCCAACATCATTTGAGCCAGTCGTATCATTTATGACTCGTTATGGATATGTTGAGTTGTCAAACACAGCTTCGTCTCTTGGTAACGCAGCTGACTACGTAGAGAAAGTTGAAGTGAACACAGGTAACTTGAGTTTCTCATAAGCTAAACTTTACAAGTTCAAAATAGGCCCTACGGGGCCTATTTTTATGAGTAAATACCCACAAGGAGTAATATAATGATATACAAAGGTCAGGTTTATAAGTTTACAGGTAAATGGGGTGTTGTACGTCCAGATGCATTTGGTCAAGTACGTGTTGACGTACTGTTTGATAAAAATCAACATAAACTAATTATTGGTGATCGTGTTGAATATGAACAAATTGAAAAAAATAATAGAAGATATGCAGAAAATATTGTAAAAATAGGTTGACTTTTATTTTGTATATGCTATATTAAGTACATAACAAAGACGACGGTCCTAGTTAGATAGTGCAAGGAAGAGAGATAGCAGGTCTCAAACTTGGCTAGTAGTTGTAGTGACAGCGTATGAGCGTGGAGACACGAAGATGCGACTTTAAACGTAACTGTTTGATACTAGGCTCTTGGTGATTTAGCAGAACAGACTGCAAAGCCGGGTTGTTGGTATTCTGAAGTCCAACCTATCAACATTATAGAAAAAGGTCTACTTCGGTGGGCCTTTTTTTACGAACATTATAACCCATTTTTTCGAAAAGGATAAATACTATTGTCAGATAGTATGCCGCAAGGCGGACTTATGCTGTACCCGCAGCGTAGCTCATAGAACGGGCATCGGACTTCTAAACAGGAGAAAACAAATGGGAAGACCTATTAATAAAAGAAACTTTGGCGCTACTGGAGCCACCACACCAACAATACCAGTTAGATATCACAACGGATCATCAAGTGTAGAAGGTTACATTGTGAATCAAAAAGGTACAAACAAATTTACAGTAACAACTAACGGTTCTGATACATTCGTATGCAGACTTGTTAATGAAGTTGCTCCAAATGCAGCAGCAGAAATGTCATTAGTTGGCTTAGCAGGCAGTCCTGTTATTCTGAAGAAACTATTCAACAGAACAGCAGTTGATTGGGACGGTAACCGTTATACTTGGACTACTGAGGACGACTCTACCGAATCATTGTTAAGACTGACAGCCATTTAAGGAGTTTCTAAATGGCTCAACGTATCAATAGAATCGGCGCAGATTCTTATGTAATCAAAGTAGATAATGGCGGAAGCATTGAATTAGATGTAGGACCAGCAGGTGCTGTCACAGTAACCGGTGATCTTGCAGTTCAAGGTGAAAGCACATCTATTGGATCTAGTGATCTTGTAGTTGAAGATAATACTATTACTGTCAACGCAGGTGAAACAGGCAGCGGAGTTACATTAAACACAGCCGGTTTAATTGTTGAGCGTGGAATCGCAAATGATGCTTACTTCTTCTGGGACGAAAGAGTACAAAGTATTAGTGGCGGAATAGCTCGTCAAGGTAGTTGGATATTACAAGACTCAACTAATGCTATTAACGGATTAGTTGCATCTAGTATTAGACCAGATACTATAGGAAGTAACAATTTAACTTTACTAGCTGAAGGTACAGGTATTGTTACAGTTACAGGTACCACTGATTACGAAAAGCAAGTGTATGACTACACAGGCGATGACATTACTACTAATGCCAGTAATCCAACAAAATTAGTTTTACCAAACGACGATGACGCATTAGTATCGGCTAGATTACTTGAAGACTTTGTAAGAGGATACACAACACAAAACTTACAAACAGGTATTTCAAAAGGCGATACTACACCTACTAGTGTAAAAACTTTTGACTTTGAAGTTGATTCATCAACAAGTAGAATTGAATTTAAAATCGATGACAATTTGTTAGCAACAATGTTTGAGAATCGCTTAGAAATTGGCAATATTAAAATTACTGCTAATTCTATTACATCTAGCGATGTTAATGGCGATGTTGTTCTTGCAGGAGCAGGTACTGGCGGTGTTAGATTAGATACTGCTACTACTATCAAAAAATTAGCAGACCCAGTTGTACCAACTGATGGAGTTTCGTTATATAGTAAACCATTAGCAGATGGAGGAACAGGTATATTTTTTGTAAATGAAGATACAACTCAAGACGAACTAGCAAGTCGGAACAAAGCACTACTTTTCAGTATAATATTTTAAAGGAACAGAAATGGCAATAGTAAACGCACAAATAGCAAGCACAGATACAATATTAATTACTGTCCCAGCAGCTAAGAAATATGCTATAACTACAGTTCTAGTGTGTAACAACCAGTTTGATGACTCTAGTGGTGCAAATGATACAACATTTGATATGCACGTTATACCAGCTGGTCAAAGTAAAACACTTAGAAATTTAGTTTTAAATGACTTAAAAGTTGCAGCGGCAGATACATTTACATTTAATGTAGAAAGATTGATTTTAGAGGCAGATGACAGATTAGTGTTTGTAGGTGCTAACCCACAAAATTTAAGTGTTACAGTAAGTTATTTGGAAGTATAAATGGATTATTTTAAGAGACAGTCGTTACATAGCAGGTTAATAGGAGACACTAGTGTAACATTAACAGCAGATGGCGAAGTCTTAATCGAACCAAGCGGTCGCAAGGTTACGATTGACGGCGACTTAGTTGTTACAGGAAACGCAAGCGGTTCTGAAGTTACTGACATACTTTATGTTACCCAAGACGGTAATGATTTAAATGACGGTAAAAGTTTAGGACCAGACGGAGCGAAAGCAACAATTAAAAGTGCTGTCGCTTCATCAAGCCCGGGTACTACAATTCTTGTAGGACCAGGAGATTTCTATGAATCAAATCCAATAACTCTACCAGATTTTGTTACTATTAGAGGTACTGGTGATTTAAGAAATACTAGAATTTTCCCAAGAAATAATACGCAAACTATTTTCTATATGGGAAATGGTTGTTACTTACACGAACTTACTATGAGAGGGTTAAGATATCCAGGATGGTGTGCTGAAATACGAGAAGGCGCACTTGTAACAACATCACCATATATACAAAACTGTACAAATATGAATGGTCCTTGGTTGAATGACGGCACAGAATTTATTCCATTCGAAACAGTGCAGATACCAGGAATTGAACCTGGTGCTAAACCATTAATGGTTGAAGATTATCCTGCTTTACCTTCTGGCAAACAAGTTAATGACACAGGCGGCGGTGGCGGCCTATATGTTGACGGTAATCAATATGATCCTGCATCACTTGTGTTTAGTTTTGTTGCAGATGCATTTACACAAATTGCACAAGGCGGAGTTGGCTTTTGGATTGATAATTTTGGTTACACACAAATTGTTAGTTGTTTCTCAGTATTCTGTAGTGTTGGTTTTAAAACCACACGAGGCGGCTATCTATCTATTTCAAACTCTGTAAGTGACTTTGGATTAAAAGGTATTGAAGCAGACGGATTCTATCCACAAGCATATACAACTGCCAGACCACAGCAAGATTATTTTAGTACTGTTGCAAGTGTTACAATTAATACACCT